TGTTGACATTCTCAAACTCACGATTACCGTTGTACATATTTTCCCATGAATCCATGAGAAGATCGTATTTTTTCTTTGCCTGACGGTCAATCTCAAACTGATCTTGCCAATATTTAAGCAAGTCAAGAGTCTCTTGATCGTATTCTACAACAGGTGCCACTATTTCTTTCACCTTCTTCTTAATAGCACGAAATGGTTTTTTCCAGTCCATTTAGACACACCCTTAAAATATTTCACATATATTATCAACTTCAACAATCATAAGATTACTGTCATTAATATAGGCAATGCCGTTTTGTTTCAAATACTCTCTAAACTTATTTTCAGATTCATCATAACTTAGCGATTTTACCTTAACACAATAAGTCATTACAAATTCTTGATGATAAAAACATATATACTCTTTCATAATAACACCGTCCTCGGTTATTATTAAAAACCTACAATATGTTCCTGTAATTTCTCATATTCTTTCTCAAACGCAATATTATTTAAAACTGCTGACTGCTCAGATAAAGACATATCATCGGGAAATGAATACTTTTCATCCTTAGAGATGGGAGGTCTTGACATTACTGAATATCTAAGGGATTCGTTACTGTGACTCACCTCGTGTGGAGTATCTGCCGCATCCTCAGAGTCATTCTTGTCATGCTCTAACAACGGCAAGCAACGTATCATATTTTTACAGGTATCGAATATCTTTAGTTTAGCGGTAAAAGAAATCTCGGTTTTTATACCTTCATCGGTTATAGCGTCCTGCTTTTCCTCTCTAACCAACAGATACTCTCTTACTGCTCTCCACCCTGCCTTGCGCTCATGTTTTGCTTTTCTAAGGTTATTAAGTCCAGCACGATTCATTATCTCCCTACCGCTTGTCCCTGTCTCTTGCCGCCTATTCCACAAGTCAGGAGAAGCAACCGTATAACTAATTTTCTCGTCTTTAGGTGTCATGGAGATAATCTTTTTCGCCGCTTGACTTAATGTTAAGTCTGATTGATACAATTCACGATAAGCATATAAAATGCCATCCGGTGAAACTGCCCACCAATAACAGGCGGTCATATCAAGTCCATAGTCCAAAGAGCAGAACCTTTTCCACCAGGACGGTATCTTAAATGGTTTAACGACATGCACATCACGACGAAACTCTTTAAAGAACTGCCCTTCACCGGCAGTAAACGCCTCTTCTGGAGTCGCTGGATACTCTGCCATATAACTATGAGGTAAGTCTTTTTTAACCTGCTCATACCAATCCTGAGTACGTCTAGGGTCGGTACTCCAAGGCATAAATATAGGCGTAAACGTATTCTCACCGTTGTACGCCTTCCAAAATATTTCCTCAAATAAAGTACCTTTTTTAGCGGTAGACAACCCAATAACCTGTCCACCAGTAGGACGGTTAATTGTCGGATAAGCAGCAGACCAAATATCTCTAGCAAACATCTGAAACGCCCATTCATCCAATATTACAAGGTTTGCCGTAAAAGAACGTCCACTATCGGGACCGGCAGACATAGCGTTAAAAACAGCAGGTTCCTTGCCTTTATGATAGATAGTAATCGACAATACCGTTGAATCCCATGTAGGGTTAGGATATTGCTTCGGAGTACCTTTAACGTGACGAATCATCCACGAAGGTAAGTACCTCAGAATAAAGCAAATACGTCTGATAAGTTCCTTAGCATCCTCTTCCCTCTTAGATAGAGCAACAACCGAATAACCGGGTCGGAATATAACCCCGTGTAATCCGTAAATAAGAGATAACCAAGTAAAACCCAACTGCCGCGCTTTAAGAATAATAGACAACTTACTGTCAATAATCTTCCTTAACGCTTCCTTCTGACCGTCCCATAGATTAAGTTTAGCAACTAAGTCAGGAACATCTCTATCCTCTATGTAGGCGTATTTATCTATAAAATACTCTACACTTTTGGAGGATTTACGAAATTCCAACTCAACCTTTAAGGACGCTTTTTCCCTTAACTTCTGAGCGGATAGTTTTTTCTTTTCCTTTTGTTGATCGGTCATAAGATCACCTTGTTATTTATCAGTTAACTAAACGGTATAACATTGTAGTCAATACCGTTGATGTATGCCCATTTGACTAGATCCATGAGTTTAGGTTTGTCACATATCCAATCACTACTGACATATACCTGCATGTAACTTTCATTTGCTACCACAAGTGCTTCTTTGAAATGTTCTTCTGTTACAGAGAACCAACCTTTATCACACTCAATTTTAGGGTTGGCATTATTCAATATTTGCTTTGCCGCATCTAAATATTCAGGGCGACATAGAATGATAGTTGGTTCAACTTCATATATAGTGTCAGTGTTTTTATTAACAGAATTACGTAACATTGAAGTAATGTTACTTCTCATTAAATCACTCTGTTCTTTAGTCAACTTTAATGGATTAGGTTCAACCGTAAACGGTATACACATAGATGTATCAATACTTGACTTAGCGGTACTGTCTGATTTAAGAGTTTGATAATGTATGTCGTTGCTACACATGATAACACCTCCGTTCTCGATTAATCGTACTTAGGAAACTTAACTGAATCATTGTCAACTAGACTTTTTGCCTTATCTCTTGCTATGTCGATAATATTGTCATAACCAATATCGAGTAAGGCGAATCTGCTGAATGATATATTGATGTTGATGTATTCTCTGTCTATTTCCTCAGATACAGAAACATCTATTTCATTGCCTATCATTTGAGTTCTCTCCTTATTACGTAGTTAACTGACTTTTGGTAGTTTATGAAATGCGTAACTGTTTAGATGGTGATAGCATAAGGTACAGGTACCACCGCCAGGAGTCCCGCCAATCCATACCGGGGGGTGTTTGACCCCCACCCCCTCTTTTTGGCGAATATCCTGCTAAATACGTGCGCTCGCGCTCCTGCTCATGTATGCGCTGCGCTCTGTGCGTACAATACAGTGTCACAACCCTGCGCCTGTGAAGTGGAGCAGGTACGGTGAAATGTCCACCACAGCAGGACAATTGGCGTTTTTGGTACCAGTAATAGTACCTGTAAACAGAGAAACCCAGCAACTACGCACGTTACAAGGTTCCTGCTAGTTGACATAATATTTATTATCGGACCTGCGATAGGTACAGCGCGTACATATCTATACTGCTTTCGGGGTAACTAATCCTCCAGCAACTTTTCGAGTTCCTCGTCCGACATCCCAGCTATGCGAACATCTACAGGGCCGCCGTCAGCGCCCGTTAGTTCTAGCTTTTGAGTGTCGCTCCATGAATCAGGTTTCCGATTTTTCAGCCATGCCATAGCTGCGCCCGTGTCCGGTGGATAGTGTTTTTCTGTTGGAACAATAACCGGCAAACCATCATGCACAAATATTTTGTCCTCAGGATGCGAGTAACCTTTCGCTCTCTGATACAAACTTTGCGCTATTTCCGTGTCTGCAATTACTTTACCTCGCTTTAAGGACTCGCAAAACTCTGGATACTCCAACTTCCACCTATTTACAGTAGCTTCGTCAATCTCAAAGAAATCGGCTAAACTTTTGTCCGTTGCTCCGAGCAAACAAAGTTTATACGCCTGTTCGTTGTATTCTTCTTTATATTTCGTTGGTCTACCACCTGGCATCAATTTCACTTCCTTTCCTATCTAACGTAAAAACTCACCTTCACCATCGGCAAAGGTCAATTCTCACTTCTCATAGCATACTTCCTCATACTTCGGTTTATCTTCCTTAACAAAAACTCTCTCAAAGAACGCTTTCATTTCCTCAGTCACAACTACATTCGTTTCATTGTTCATCAAATATCACCTCTCACAGTCTCGTACAGCCGAGATAATCACTTCCCACATACAAAACTACCTGCAATTAAGTCACCCTTAAACATGGTCACAAAACATCAAGTTAGTTTTACGATAACAAACATCAAAAACAAGCTGCTAGTAAATTCAACGGCTAGAGGGGTCAAAGCTGTATGGAAAACCATACAGGTGTTGTATGGAAAACCATACAGGTCATTTCTTGCGTTTAACTCCCATGTCTGCGGTTAAATCTCTGCGTATCATCTTTTTGCTGTCTTTTTCGATCTCGAATTCAACTTTGACTGGTGGCTCATAAGCACAATCACCGTCAAACCTGCAAATATCAAGAATATCGTTCATTTTCTCGCCGTAGTGGAACAGATGATAGTTCATGTGATATTTACATGGTTTGCCCTTGCCGGCGTTAAACTTGCCGATTATCCCTTTTTCATTAAGACTTTTCAATGTGTCGTGAACATGACTTCGATTCATTTTCAACACATCAGCTATGCCTGACTCATTTACCGGCTTGCCTGTTAGCGGATGAACTAGCATTGTGCTTTGCCAGTCCAGAAATGCCAGCAAATCAAAAAGCAGTGCCTTTTCAGCACCACTCAGTTTTTTGTCTAGCACTAATTTAATTAAGTTTGGCATCCACAGTTTAGCGTATGGCGGCTGTTTTACTTTTCGCGGTTTCTTGCCTGGGGGATTACGCATCTTAATTTCCCAATGCGTGCTTAAAATCTCCCCAGTTTCCTTTTCGGTTATCGTTACGTGGTCACCTTTGCGACTCTTTTCCCTGCTGACGATAACCTGCGCTTCAATAACGTCGTTCATGTTTTAAACAGAAAATACTTAGCGATAAATTGTTTCGGGTCTAGCGGATAACCCCAACCACCACAAGGTTTTTCATACATCTTGCGAACATCTAAAATAAAATCACCGAGATCCAAAAACCTCGGCTTGTTTGCGTGTAGTATATGTTTGCGTGGCCGTTTCCACCTAAACGTAACATAACCCTTTACGTTATACTTCCATTCAATGTTTTGGACACAATCGGTTACATCAAAAAGCCATATCATACGCTTATAAAAATCTTCTCTATCCCTTATTTCATCAGGTTTTAGAGGTGAATGTTGCAGTTCAATAACTAAACCATTCCTATTGACTATATCTGCTCTATGTATGCCCATAACGACTTCACAGTTTACGGCTGGCGCAAGCTCTTTCCATGCTCTATGCCATTGTCCCTCTGATTCGCTCCAGCTGTCACACACTTCTTTGCTTGTGTGCGCCCAATGCCAGATATTTATTTTGCCACACTTAGGGACCAGAATATCTCCGCAAACTGGACAAGTAGCAGTTTTACCTGGCGAAGCTGTAATTTTAGACTCGCCAAACATACCATATAACATTTTTAATCACTCTCCCCTAATATATGGACACTCGACAATTAACCAACTTTCTCGCTGCGGGAGAGATGCAGGATAGTCATTGGTCAATGTCTCTAACGTCCTGGCCGGGACGTGTGTCAAAAAACAAAAAGCACCCTCTCGGATGCTCCATAAACAGTATTCGTCTCCCGTTTTCAGTAGACACACACAAATAAAAAAACATGGTCTAAAATCCCCACACTACCATTTTATCACGGTTAAACCCCGAAAACAAGAAAAACTTTCCGTTTTGGCTGGTTTTCTTGGGTTTAAAATAAATATAATAAATGTCTTGCAATAATCTTTAAACCTGCTATAATAATAAATGTAAGACAAAAAGGAGGTCTTTAAATGACATACGAACAATACGCCAACTTAACACACGAACAAAAAGAAAAATATATGAAATGGGTACTAAAAACCGCTAAAGTAGCTAAAAAAATCTCTAACAACTCCGATAGAATATACTTTGTAATATGCCAGTATGCTAAAAAGTTTAAGCGTAAATCTGGCATGGCATATGAAGAGATAATCGAAATACTTGATCGCTCAGAGTGCAGAGAAATTAAACAAGAAATGCAAGGCGAAACATCGAGACAAGGCAGATATACAGTAGAATTTAACGCCGGACTAGATAACATCTATCTAAAATAAGGGGTTAAATACCTCTTATTTTTTATCTTATTATAAGGAGGTTTTGCGTATGCACGAACAAATTTTAACTTCTATAGGCTTTATAAAAACATACGATTCCGCAATACCAGAACTAAGACATAAAACAGATAAAAACGATTATCTGTATCAATCTTGGGAGTTAGAAAAAGTAGATTACACTTATTATTTACTTATTCGTAAAAATATTTGTGAACTGTCTTATTCGAAGGAACATGAAAATAGTTGTGATTTTGCGGAGGAAGTTAAACCTAATAAAATTATAACTAAGTTTAAATTAAGTAGTTTAAAATTTATGTTAAAACGACATATGGAGGCGATATAATGCAGAAACGCACAGCAGGCAGACCACCAGTACAAAACAAATTAATCTCAAAAGCATTTCGCCTCCCACAGTCCGACATTGACAAACTGGAGCGTTTGGCAGGGGACCAGGGCATAACCGTCAGCAAACTAATACGCCAACTAATAAACCGCTAACCAGGCGGTTTATCTCTTTTCCACACCTCCCACAACAAAAACAGCTTCGCCACAGTCCCCATGCAGCCACGCAAAATACATTGCAGGTGTATTTGTACCTGCAATTCCTTCCTGGTCACTACAAGCGCGTTTGCAGTCATTTTTCGTTCTTCTTCTATGGATAGCGTTCCGGCAATCCAGGCCTGGCGGGTCCGGTCGGTTTGCGCACAAAAGCTGGGTTGCCACATGGGTATCCATTGTGCTATACTATCTCTGGAGGTGGTCAAAATGTCAGCAAAGCGGAAAGAAAAATATAGAGATGGCTGGGAAAGTTTCAATTTGCGATTGTCTATAGAAGATAAAGCAAAACTAGCCGAAATATCAGCAAATACGCGGGTTCCAGCGTCCGAAATAGCCAGAACTGCCATAAAAAAAGAAATTGCGGAACTTCAAAAAACGCTGAAAAAGGCAGATACGGATAGTATCTAGTAGGCAGGATAAGCTGGGTATCCATAAATAGCTGAATATGACGCTATATCGGACTTTACGGTATGGGTATCCACGTGATAGTATAAGCACATGGAACACAACAACACACGGGAGGCGCGGACATGAAAGAAAAAATCCAAAAGCGCATAGAGCGCATAGATGCGGACATAAAATTCTTCACCGAGCAAATGCAGAACGGGATAATGCCACTGAGTTGTGCAGAGAGTATCAGGAACCTGGAGGCGGCCAAAGCAAGGAACCTAAGAAAACTATAACCCACCTGACGAGTGCCGGACGGTAACCGACCGAAACTACCCAGCAGGGTAGTCGTGGGAAACCATAAAACTAAATAAGGAGCGCGATAACATGAAAAACAGATTCAAGGTAACGCAAATCTCCAAAGCAACTGGATACACAGACGATGCACAATACAACAGTCTCAGCGCACTACAGCAAGACTACAACAGCGCAATAAACGACCCAAGTTATGCAGTACGAATTTGGGACAGGAAAATACAAGACTACATTCTATACCAATAAACTCTTTGCGGAGAGTCTAAACAGCCTTAAGCCGCAAGCGTTCCCCATGATAGTATAAGCACATGGAACACAACAACACACGGGAGGCAGAAACATGAAATTTAGAAGAGCAGCAGGCGCGAAAGTAGAAGTAAACTGGAATCCTAAAAACGGCCCAGCGAAGCCGTTCGAGAACGTCACCGACGATATGAACATACCAGTTAAGCACAGAAGCAGAAACGTCGTAACCATGAATGGTGAATACTACCAAGTAAGCAAGTCATGGTACGATTTTCACCCCGATTTAGATAACGGAGCAGTACTAGTACCTCTGGAAAAAGCATACTAAACTCGTCCCAGCGAGTATAAAAAGTGCCTTAAGCTGGAGCGTCCTACCCGAAAGGGTAGGGGTGGCAAGTCAGAATAAAGGGGAGGCGATACAGCACCACAGCAACAAAGCGCACCGCACAAGCATAAAAGAATAACAAAAACCCCACAGCGCGAACCGGCAAAGTTGGCATGATGCCAACCAAGGAGAGCGAACACTGGATACGAGGCGATAACGACCAGATATGCAGAAATGGGGAGTACGAGAGTTTAGGTTTGCGTGAGTACCCAACAGGGAATTGACGTAAATTTAAACTAAAAGGAGATTAATAATTATGCCGAAAGTACACATTATCGAGAGTCAGGTTTATTTTAGTAGTTACGGTGATAATCACGAGCGCAACACACAACCAATCAAGGAAGCGTTGATGCGCGAAGCGGTAAAACAATGTGACTGCTACTGCACAGACTTGTTAGTTTTTCTTGACCACTCCTACAAGGAATTACTAGAGGGTGAGTTGACACAAGTTACCTTGTATTTTCGCAGAATGGGCATTGACTGGAAAGAGGAAGTAAAGGACCACAGAAGCAGGGCAACACTAAAACGCAATGTCAAGGAAGATACTTTAGAGCTGACGATTGAAAGCGGCAATTATTAACCTAACCTCGTGTTAGGTTTTACCTCTGGTATCTGTAGATGCTGGAGTTAAAATCTAAGGAGGTATGTGAATATGAAACCAAGACTTTGCCCGCTTTTAGGATGGGAAGAGGACGAAAATCCGTACTCCTACGACTGTACGGGATGCACACACTACGACGAATATTGCGATGCTTGCCGAATGAAGGAAAAGGGTTTTGCTGAAAAGGCAGAATAGGGACTCAGGTCCCTGCTTCGCCAAAACTCCTTTCGAGAGGGGTTTTGTTGAGGCAAAGGAGGAATGACATGACAACAATAATGCAAATAGACGAGCAAGGTGACATTTCCGAACTGGCAACTTATTCCCTGCCAGCAAAGCAAGCGTTAATCGCTCACCGCCAAAAATTTGAGTTAAACAGAGGCAATACCTGGACTTACCCCAGCGAGGATGCAGTAATCCGCGAAATGCGGGGTGGCGAATACTGCTACTTCCGAGGGGATGCAAATATCTTCACCAGGTCAGCGACTACCTAAGTCGCAGTTTTACCCAAATCCTTTTCGATAAGGGTTTTGGTAAAATTAAAGGGGGTTAGATTTATGGACAGAAAAACAGTAACAACGCTCGCAAGGGCGCACGGCGGCAGAATAGTAGTCAGCGACAAAGACTTCACCGCATTTCAGTTTCCTTCCGATCAAAAGGTGGAG